AGCACCCACTCGTGAAAAGTGGGTTTCGGCGTATGATACAACAGAAGGTTCCAGCCAATAACTAGAAAAATCCCCATGGGTATAACAAGGAAGGATATCACTGCTAAGACGGACCATACGAAGAGGCGCTGGGAGTTCACTTACTCGCTCCACTAGCAATCTTGTTGCCTCGATGTTTTGAACCATTAAGTCCCATAATTTCTGTTCCGCTACTTCTCTAGATTGTCTATTTAGCCAGGCAACTGTGGTAGTGCCGGTATTATATCGCTTGGCATCATCTGTGGGCTTAATACCTTCAGTTTGCCCAGCATGGTCAATCCATTTGCAACAGAAACCAATTTTTTTAGTGACTGCTTGGATTTTCAAACTCCCAGTATGTTGAACCACGTTGTTCTGCTGCTAGTATAGCATTTTCAAAATCTGCTGTCAAGTCCTGGCTACGCAAATCAATTGCTTGGTCTAATACTTCTAACATAGCAACACCAACTTCGTGATTTTCTGTGTCTAATAGACTTTCGCCAATGTCAACTAACTCGTCGACTACTGCATCCAATTCTGCTACTGTAAGATCTTTAACAGATATACTGTTGTCAAGTACTCCGCGAATTATAGTTTCGACATCTCTCATAGTTTCATAATCCGACTAATAGCTTCTGTTGCTTCAGGGAAACCTTGACGTGCTTTAGCTTCTACCGCCTGCTCAACATAGTCCAGTTGCAGTTTGTTTAAGTCATCCAAAAAGCCTTGGATTTGATCTCGTGGAATAGTCATGCGAAATGTATTTTTATCTGGACGGGGTGTATCGTTAGGCCACATTATTCATTATCCTCTACAATATGTACATCATCATATAAACTACATTCTTTTAATTCATCTGCTATTGCATCAGCACTAAACACGTCAAAGCATTGTTCGTGTCTAACTGCTTGACCATTTTTATAAGCAATAACTGTGATCATATTAACCTTGGATGAATACTTCAACTGTTTGTACACACGCAACAAACTCTTCAAACGTCAACAAACTGTACGGACTGTGATTGTAAAACTCACGCGGCATATCGACTCGTTGACCATGCTTGTAACACTCATGGAAGATCTTAATGTTATCTTCTTCTACATCTTCGCTCGGACGATATTCATAACCTAGATAGCTGTATAAACTGTTCATGATTGTTCCTTAAAGTAAATTGTAAAAGCACGGGCATTTCTTTTTAAGGTGTCGCGTTGTCTTAAATGCGGACCGCGATATCGAGTACGATAATTATAACCTAAACGATTTAAACCTTCTCTAACACCATCAAGTCTGTCAATGGGCACCATACGCAAAGTAGGATACTCTTTAACAGTTTTGTACAAGACAGGTAACCCAGCAATAAAAGCTTCTGTTACTAAGTCACCGTTCTTGTAATACATCTTAGTTAGCCTCGTAAGCCGCTTTTAACTTCTTCATAAACTCTGCACGGATCTTAGCCGCTTGCTTAGGAGTGTATGGCGCATCATCTGCACCAACTGAAGTAGTACCAACAACTAATCGAACATTTTTTGCCACTACAGTTTTTGTCTTTGCTACTGCCTTGGGTTTTGCAAAAGGGTTCTCATCTTTGGCATTAGCCGCAAACATGGCTTCTACTTCTGCGTCAACTTTCTTAAAAAAGTTAGTGAGCGCAAACTTAGCAGCTTCGTTTTTAGTCATTTCTTTAGGGAGTAACATCATAGTAACATCAGTGTCGCCCAATTTTGCCAACTGCAATACACGGGCTTCATTACCTGCTGTGCGGAACTTGAGTTCACCTGCTACACGGCTAAAACCTACATACGAAATTAATTTAGACATTTGCTACTCCTTATTAGTTACTATACAAGTATTATACTATTTTGGGAATTAACGGACAACCGAAATTAGTCTTCCAATTTACGGTGTTTTTGGGTGCGTTTGTAGCGGGTTTTGAGCTCCACTTGTTGGGGTCTGAATGGGGTGTCGCGAAAAAACAACACATTGTGAATGCGTGTTTTGCGTGGGGATTTTGCAACAATCTTATTCTTCATATAGTAATTATACTATATTGGGAATTTAAGGTCAATTAGTGCAGAGTGCCGCTATCTATGTCCATTAACTGCTCAGGATCTGAATATCCAAATAGTGCAAGTATTTTCTGAATATTGTCTGGAGTCTTAAAGGGAAGATTGTCAGGGAAGAACGCCGATTTTAGTTCGCCGTCTGGTCCAAATATAAATCCATAATCGTCTTCGCTAATATCGTCTTCGCAAAAACCATCTTCGATTGCTAATTCTTCTGATAACTTAGTCATGTTAGCTCCAGTCTATTAATATACTTAGCGACTTGTTTTTTTAATTGTAACATAACATTACGATCTTGTCTAAAGTATTTTTGATATGTTCTGTACACTTTGGTCTTGGTCATTGCTCTATCGTACACCACCATTTCGCTTGCAACATTAAAAGCATGTGCAAGTATTTCATCTTCGCATCCTAGGTAGTCCTGCATACTATCCCCGTATCGTAGAGTTGATGCGCTACGATATCCTCGACCATGTCGATACCCACGCTTTCGGCAATAGTATTGATGTAAGTATTCGTGAGTAACCACATCGGCTAAATGAAAACTAATCGAGTCCCAGTTGTAGTTTTTAAAAGTTACGTGTTGGCATTTGGTACCAAAAGTCAACGTGATGTAAACACAGGGTTCATTATGACTATCTTCGTAAGGACGGTACTCGCCGCCGACCCAAAAGTCTTTTTTGGTTAATTGAGAACTACGTATGCAAGTGAATCGTAATTGGCTATCACGAAATTGCATACGTATTAAACGAGTAAATTGCTCTGGCGTAAAAATCCTGCCACTGTGTCTAGTGGCTAAAGATTTAATACGCTCTAGAGCTTCGAAGAACATTTTAGTTAGATGACACGGTCCGCATAAAATACATGGCCGCCAATCCTAGACACCGGTTGTTTAGACTTTGCCCATGCAGGCCGTACTGCGGTAGCATGGAAGTATAGTGCATCACTATACTTGTTTTGCCAAGTAACATACTCGCCTTTGAGTAAACGTTCAGCAACTTCTTGACTAGCTTCCCATCGGTCGTCTGTTTCCTTGGGTTTGTGTACAAACATACAGCGCCAGCTAAACTGACACACGTCGGCATTTTGTGTAACAAATGTTTTGACTTTTTGTTTTTCTGGTGTACCAAAGTAACCAGTTTTCACCATGCGCTCTTCCGAGACTTCAATGGTACGAACTCTGACTGTACGTTGATCTACTACTGAGCAAATTGTTTTACCAAAGCGGCCATCGCGGACGCGATTAATGGTAACCATGGCTACTGCCACTTTGCCTTCTTCTGGTTCCATACCAGCTTCGTAATAGATATTCTTTGCAAGGCAATCGACATCCTTGCTTGATATGTTGATGTCTACAATGGGACTCATTATAGCACCTACTAAATTGTCCAAGCGATCTTGTGCTTGTATTTTGACGGTGTTAAAAAAACTTTGTTGCTGTACTGCTACTTCTTCTGCATGACCGGGTGCCATTACGGTCAGGGCTAATATTGCTACGATTGTTTGAATAATCGTTCTCATAAAGTCCTCCTTAGGTTAATATGCCTTCCATACAGCAGAAGGCATTAGATATTTAAGTACATATCTATTGAGTTATAATACTATATAAGTGATTGCAAGTCAAGGTAAGTAACGCTTCTGGACAAAAAACTGCCATTATAACCCTACTTATTCTGTGATAAGTACGTAGTTAACGGTATATTTTGAAGTTGAGCTTGAGCCAATGCACGAGCAGGATTTGGATCGTTGTCTAACGTAATTCCCCTCGCGGCAAATAAACTGTTGTTGATTGACTCAGCAGTGGCCGATTTGATAGTGTCGCCGTAGACATCACTGGTGACTAAATTACCAAAAAATTGATAAGTTTGAAACTGGGTAGCGTCAGAAGATAGTGCACCAATTCGTTGTGCAAAGTTTTCTAACATCTGTGCTGTGCCAGACCCAAAGGTTACTCCAGCATCAGTTAAGTTTGTAATTTCGTTGGTGATTTTATTTAATATTTTGTAGTAAGCTGTCTGCCCCGAAGTCAGTGCAGTTGATGACAATGCAGTCAATGTTGAATTAATTGCTGTCACGGCATTTTGTACTGGAGTAATATTAGCGTTTCCGATATAGCCAGTAACTGCTGCATCAAGTGTAGTTACGTTGGCCAATAATGTTCCTTCGGCTGCAACGTAATTGGTATTTAATGTTGTAAATAAACTGGTGTAAGGTATGCCAGTTGCGGCTCCCAGGTAGTCGCACATTACAGGATTACCAAACGGTCCTGTTCCTGTTCCTGTTATTGAATTTAATGTAGAAATTGTATTACTTGATAGTACTGTGGCATTTGCATTTGCAGTAGTGTAACTTAATGTTGGTACAACAATAGACAACAAGAAGTTGGCTAAGTCGGTCCATGAGTTAAAGTTACCCTGACCGATCCTGGCCTGCAGGTATTCACCGAGAGTGTAAAAATCAACAATGCCCAAGGCACCAAGTTGTGTATACTGAGATGAAGTTACAACCTTATTAAGGTTTAGATAATCTGCAAGATTCGTAATTGACACATTGGCAATAGTTGATTTAGTTGCTGTAGTAATGGCTTGTAAATTTGCGCCTGTAACATTTCCGTATATTGATAGTACAACACCTGTACTATTTCCAAGTACTAAATTAGTTGTTGTTACGTTGGTAACAGACGGCAATGTTATTGGGCCAAATGTTGTTCCACGTGTTGTTGTTGTAATTTGTGGTGCGGTTGTTGTAGAGCTCTGCGGTACTTGTAATAGATTATTTGTGTTTAATCCAGCGGCCGCTAACTGCACCGATAAGTTTCCGTAGTTGCCTAACTGCTGATTCAATATGTTTTGTCCAAACACATAAGGGTTACCAATTGAGTTGATATTTTTAATATCATACATGGTTCCCCAGGTTGAAATAACATTAGCAATCAATGGTGCATTTGCATCAATTCCATTACTAATAAGATCAACAGGTCCGGTGTATCCTATGCCACTTTGTGCATAGGTCTTACTTTGTAGTAAGTTTACGCTGGATACTGTATCAAATGTTAATGCTGCATAACTGTAGGCTGTTTGAAACGTGTTGGCAAAACTGGCCATGCCATAAGCAAACGGTGCTTGTGCTTGTGCTCGTACTGTGCCAGAGAAACTAGAAGTATTAACATTGGCATTGCTGTATTGCACAACGTTGGTACTACATACAGGAGTAATATTGGCAGGGTACAAATCAATTAACCATTGTCCGTGAGTAACACCGAGACCTAGTTTAGATAAAGCATTGACCAAGGTTCCAGATATACTTGCATTGGCATTTGCCGCTGTGGCAAATACGTTGGCAATTAACACAATCGGAGCCTGTGCTTTAAATGTAGATATTTGTGACAACAGATTTGCTGAAGTAGCAATTCCTTGTCCGTTAACGATACTGCTTGCAGCAGTTAATTGAATTGCAGAAGCCATTAGTTAATAGTCACAGTCGGACTACCACTAGCTACCACATGTCCGCATTGAAACGGATCGCCTACTCTTGCGGCAGGTTTACCATCAATGAATACTGTAGCACTTCCCGATATAATCGGATTAGGCACATGCGGTTGGTGTATTTGCTGTGGGCGATATGGTGCGTGATCTCTATCTAAGCTACCAACAGTTGCAGCAGGTTGCCCATCAATGAAAACCGTGGTTGAGCACTGGCTTGTAATTGCACCGTCGCTATTATCTGGGTCACCTAATCTTGCAGCTGCTGGCATTATTTAATTATTCCACTAGACACTGGTTCTATACCTGTTGTAGTACGGATATAGTGATTCTCGATATCCTTAATAACAGTATTATGCATAATAACATGCGATTTATTCAGTGTTACATTATTATTTATATCCGCAGAAATCATGCTTTGCATCAGGCCAATACCTTGATTACTTGGCATAAGTGTACATGGTTTACTAACAACGTAACCGTCTGCTTTTTCTTCTACGAGTTTAGCAACAATTTCTTCGCCTGTTGTAATCTTGAAACACATGATATCTCCTGCTGAGTATCCTTTTTGAATTAACATAATTTATCCTTGTAAATGTTTTCTTAGTTCTGTAAATCCGCCTACATACACATCATCCAAGAAGATCTGTGGTAATGTACGTGCAGTTGGTACTGCTTCTAATAACTGTTCTTTAGTCCACTCGTGCATTACGTTACGTTCTTCGTAATCAATGCCCTTTGAATCTAATAATGCTTTTGCCTGAACACAAAAAGGACAGGCATCCTTACTCCATACTATTGCTTTCATATCTCTTTCCTTCTTATAAACTCGGTAACTCGTTGTAGTCAATTGCGTCACTCATAACACCAATGACGTAGGACGTACTCTCTGATTCTTGTAGAGCTGTTTGCTTTTTACTTGTATCTGTATGCTTGTTGAACCATGGAATAGGCGTGGTCTTAGGTGCTGATGCCTGATACTTGATACCGATGTCTTTTAGTGCACCAACTGCGGTATAATCAACGAAATCCTTAAGGATATTGGCATTTAAACCAATCACAGGACCCATCTTGAACAAGTAGGTAGCCCATTCTTTCTCCTCACGGATAACATCCATGTATAACTGATAAACTTCTGCTTCACATTCGCCTTTGATAGCGGCAAAACGTGCGTCATCTTTGATTACCTGATTGATCAAGTAAGCTGTCCAACCTTTGTGCAACAACTCGTCTTGTAGGATTAGGCTAATAATATTACCATTGCCCATAAAGATACGATTCTCAACCATGGCCAAACTTGTAGCAAACGATACCATAAAGCGGAATGCTTCTAATGCGTAACTGGCATGTAAGGCCATCCAAATTGCTTTGATGTGATGTGTTTCTGAGACATTGGTATCCCCTAGTTCTTTAGCACAGTTAATTTTATGTAGTTGATCATAGTAGTTGCCTACACTACTCGCCATGTCTACAATTTCTTTAGTATCGTGGATAGTGTTAAACACATCCTTTGGCACGTTGTAGATATTACGAATAATATGACTGTATGATTTACTATGAATGTTTGTTTCGAAGAATCCCCAGTTATACATTAAGGCTTCAACTTCCGGCAATGAACACACAGGTGTAAACACTTGTGTAGGTCCACGTCCTTGTAAACTGTCTAAGGCTGTTTGGCGTAGCAAGTTACTTGTGAAGATATGCTTAACTGCATCAGACGCATCTTTAAAGTCGTTGCTGTCTTTAGTTAGACTAATCTCTTCTGGTTGCCAAAAGAAGCCACGTGCTGTAGCTTCAAAGTCTGCAATTTTAGGATAACGTACTTCTTCAAAACGTTGAATAGTTACTGGCCCGGCTGGATCTAAAAACATTGTTCGTTTTAAATAGTTGGTTGGTTTGCTTAAATCATATTGTTGTTTTGACATTATTTTTTTCTCTGTGATATGCTTTCATTTTCAAACTATGGTTGGCATTTTGTTCTACTGTTCTTTTTCTGCCCTTCATTGCTTTACTCTGATTTTGCTTATGTTCTTCTGTTTTCTTCTTACCCTTTAACGGCGATAGTTTAACGTACGGACTAATACTATCAGTGAACTCGTATCTGAGTTGTTTTTGTTTGCAATGACCAAATTTGCCTTCTGCTGTATATTTTACATTAGATGCATTAGTTTGTAAATCTTTTGCACACTCTATTAGCGACTCGTATTTTTTATGGAATGATCCATCAAGATTATACGAATATACTTCTACTCTTTTTTCAACAGCCGTTTTCTTTAGTCCCGACGTAATTCGATCAAGATCTTCTATATTATGCTTTTTACCAAGAAACCCCTTAGGGTGTCCGTTTATTGCTTGCCAATTCTTTGTTTGTGTAGACATTGCTAATGCACATTGTTTTCTTAACCATCCAAATAGTTTATTGTTTATTCTTGCTTCTGTATGATGTGTTGTCATCAATTGAGTTGCATAAACTAAATCTCTGTTCCCCGGATGTATCTTAATTAACAGTTGGTGTGCTAAAAAGTGTTCTTCCGGGGTTAGGATAGCAATATTATTTCTATCGTCTGTTCCGCCTAAACATCTTGGAGTAATATGGTGTTTTTCAACATACCCATCTAATATTCTATCACGGCTACGCTCAATTAATAAATTGTAATGTTTTTTATAATCCATAGTATTATTTATCTAATAGACAATAATAATACTATTGTTTACTCTAAAGTTTACAAGATTCGCAATCGGCTTCATCATCAAAATCAACAGCTTCTAACATAGCGGGTGCCTCTTCGGCATCCGCTTTAGCACCCTGTTTATTCACGAGGCTATAATAGAAGGTTTTCAGACCCCAAACGTGCGCTTGCATTAAATTCTTTGCAATTAATGTAGTTGGTACTTTACGATCTGCCCAGTGTGCTGGATTGTAGAAAGTATTTGTACTAATACTTTGATCAACATAGGCCGCAATAACTGCCGCTGTCTTTAAGTATGCGTCACAGTCTTTCTGTTCCCACATCAATTGATATTTGTTTTTCAACTTAGCATATTCAGGAACAACCTGTGTAAGTGAACCTGCTTTTGATTCTTTGGTACTAATTAAACTCATTGGCATTTCAATACCGTTGGTAGAATTAATAACAACACTACTGGACTCAACTGGGGCAACTGCCATCTGGGTGGCATTACGCACACCATATTGTTTCATGTTGGTTCTTAGTGTTTCCCAATCTAGCTCAGGAGTAAAGTCTGTTAATTGATTTACACCCTCGGCACGTAACTCCCACGGGAAGACGCCTTGGCCATAACGTGTTCGAGCAGAATCTACACAAGCGCCACGTTCCTTGGCTAACTCAACACTTGCTTCAGTTAAGTAGTAGGCTTGATGTTCCATCCACGACTTAACATCATGTAGGGCATCTTTCTCGCCATACTTATAACTGCGTTTAGCATGCCAATAAGCCAAGTTAGTAATACCAATGCCTAACGGACGAATTTCATCGTTGCTTAGTTTACTTTGAATACTCAAGAAATCTTGATAGTCCAAAATATTGTTAAGACTGCGATGTAAGATGCGACACGCACGGCGCATATCTTCTGGATTACGGAAAGCACCCCAGTTAATACTACCTAGTGTACATAATGCAATACGGCCTTCTTCGTCATCTAAGCGTTTAAAGGATTTAGTTGGTAATAGAATTTCACAGCACAAGTTCGATTGATAGATAGTATGATACTCTGGATCAAACGGTCCTTGCTTTTGTACGTTATCAATAAACACAAGATAGATACGCCCTGTGTCTGTACGTTCTTTTAAGATGCCGCCTTTGAATACTTCTTCAGCTGACATTGTTTTCTTACGTAGGTCGGTACGCTTTTCGTACTTGACATATAAGTCTTCAAATAGTTCAATATTGCTATAGAATGCTTGATATAAATCAGGAACTTCATTTGGATCAAAGAAGGTAATGTTTTCTTTGTTCTTGAAACGACGCCAGAACAGGGCACTTAGTACAACACCATAGTCCATAAAACGTACACGTGTTTCGTCTGTGCCTTGATTGTTCTTTAATACAATTAGGTCATCAAATTGATGATGCCAAATAGGATAAAATACTGTTGCACTTGCGTTACGAATGCCACCTTGTGAACATGAACGTAAGTCCCCAAACCACTTCTTTAAGAATGGAATCATTCCAGTATGCATAATTTCGCCGCCACGTATAGGCGATCCTAATGGACGTAAGCGACCAATTTCTAAACCAATGCCTGCACGTTTGCTGGCATACTTGGCCATCATCTCTCCAGAAGCAAAGATAGAATCAAGATCGTCATCAGAGCGGATAAGTACACAGGACGAAAATTGTTTTGTAGGAGTACCCAGACCAGCGAGTACAGGAGTAGCAAGAGTAAAAAGGCCGTCACTCGCCGCATTGTAGTATTCTTTGATGTAGCGCAAACGGGCACTACTAGGTTCTTCTTTGTGGAAGACAGTAGCGGCTGCAACCATGTAACGAATTTGTGGAGTTTCATATGTTTCCTTTGTAGCGCGATTACGTACTAGATATTTTTCAATTAGCTGTTCAATAGCGGCATAACTGTATAGTTCATCTTTGCTGTGATCTAACATAGCATCCATCTTGTCCCACTCTTCTTCGGTGTACCAAGATAATAATTCATCTGTGTAAAGACCTGTTGCTACATTTGTCTTTACAATGTCATACAGGCGAGGAGGCTCGTAGTCGCCATAAACATCCTTGCGTAACATCGACAAACGCTGTTTGCCTGCTACGTATTGATAGTTAACGTGCCCAACATCGGGATTTGCTTCTACGTCGATTAAGTCTACAATCGCTCGTAATGTAATTTCATCTATTTCTTTTGTTGTAATGCCATCATAAAAGTGTGGTTGACTTTTGATTTCAATCATACTTTGACTTACGTCCGCTATGCCTGCACAAACCTTAGTAATCTGGGCTTGCCACTTCTCTACTGCGAGCGGTTCTTTTTGTCCACTTCTTTTTGTGACTTGAATTGTCGTCATTGATATCTCTTAATTGTTATAGTAATCTATTTTTAAATCTACTGCTGTGTACTTGTGTTTTAACTTCAGCGTTTTATTGAACTGTTTGTTATTTACGATCTCTCCGTCGACCATATTAAGTATATATTTCCCCCGGTTGATCCAAGCTAAATTATACTCGTATCCAGAATCTGGATCTTTATAAACACGAAATTCTATATCCAAGTCTTTTCTATGCTTACTTAATGTAATAGTATAAACTATCCCGAGACATTTTGCAATATCACAATAACTATTTTCATCAATTAATGTCCAGGGATCTGGCCAATTTTCTTGATTGCGATAGTCTAGATTATAAGGAACGAATGGTGCACGGGCCCAAAACTCCACGGTTTGGGCAAGTGCTTGTTCTAACGGTAGTTGATCTAACACAGATCGAAACTCACGCCAGGATCTCAGACGGTCCTCTGGCTTTTTTTGAAACATAAATGGTTATTGTGATTTAATAATATATTCTAAAGATGTTGCTGTAGTTGTAATATAGTTTAGTGATGCCATTGAGCTGTTTGCGGTCATGCTAAATGTTAAATCTGTTGTTGACGTTTCTGTATAATCTTCGTAGTACGAAACTGTAGATCCTGCGGCATTGTAAGCAACAACAATATCGCCTGTGCGATGTTTTGTACCTTGGGTTAATGTATAAGTAATCACTGCATTGTTAGCAGAGATGCCTGCAATATTACCGGATGTACTTGCATTGAGAGCAACACCAGTGCTAGTTACACCCGATTGCAATGCAGAAATTTGCGAGTTGATAGTAGTAATGTTTCCCTGTAAAACTGTAACATTACTCTGTAAGGCTGTTACGTTGGCAGTAAGGGTATTAGTAAAATTAATAATACTAAACTGAGTTAAAATTTCAGTTGAGCCTACTGCGGGTGCTCCTTCAGCCAGTGTGCCGTTACCAATGTATAATTGTCTTGTATCATTGCTCCAAGCTAATTCACCGGATGCTAACTGTGGTAAGTCCTGTTTTAAACCACGTCGAACTTGTATTTGTGAAATTTGTAAAATTGCCATTTAACTCGAATCCTAATTTATACTGTATTTAGCATTTTACAAAGTGTATTTCCAGTAATTTTTCAAAATGTGACTGCGATCCTCGCCGGTAATTGATCCGCCGTTGGGCCCGTTAAATCCACACATATTGCACACTTTTTCAGGAGTTAGTGTTCTAGCAAACCAGGACTGTATTTCTTCATCGGTACTGTCAGGACCCACTGTTTTATATTCGTTAAGATATGGTGCCCAGTCTGCGCGATCCTGTATGTTAAACGTATTCAGTGTATGCTCTAATACTCCCATTGGAGGACACTTCCACATTTTTCCACGGTACAAAGTGATAAAATCATTGGTCTGGCAACTTTTAAAATTGCTTTCATACCACGTGTCATTATAATCATATACAGGATGCATTTCTTCGGCGTATCCTTCGTAATGCTTGCACCAGTGTAGTTTATGCTGTTCGCAAGTAGTAAATCCAATACGTGTGCTACGTCCATTAACTACTAAGTTAAACCATTGCTTGGTGTTTATATCTTTTTCATCTAGCCATAGGTTCCATACCGCAGAAGTTACACCCGGTAAACTTAAATGATATTCTAACACTTTCTGTTTAAGATTTTCAAAGCTGTTTATAACTTTACTTAGGTATGGCTCAGTTGCTGTTTGATAACTAACTACCATGCTCATTGCAATGTCATTGGGATTACTGTCAGAAAATAACAAAGGAATATGATCAAGTAGCGTGTCTAGGTAATAGCCATTGGTATTTAAACTAACCGGAACAGTAGGTCCCCATATACGGCGAATTGCCTGTGCCCATTCTGTAAACTCGGGATGCAGTAGCGGTTCACCGCCAAACAAAGTAATTGCATTAGGTTGTAATTTTGTAGACCAAAACTCTAGCCAGTCTATACTTTCATCAATCCTAACTATACCCTTGATATTTTTATGATTACTGTGTGTCATACAACCGGCGCAGGCTAAGTTGCAACTTCTAATAATAGGTATATCTAAATGTTCTATTTTAATTTTGTTCATTAATTGCTCAAATAATATAGTTCTACTTTTTTAGTCCACTCGTCGGTCCAGTACTTAAACTCGTCACCTTCAACAACAAATTCTAAGTATTCTGGTGTGGTAAAGGTACCATCTTCTAGTTCCTTGGGTTGTACAGCCATCATAATGACACCGCAATCAATGTCAGTACCGTGTGTAACATTGTGTGCTTGAGCGTATGCAGCCAATTGAATAAAGTAGTCACTGATGTATTCACGCTTCTTAACCTTGTTGCTTTGTTTAAAGTCGATGATAGCAGGTTTGCCTTTCCATACACCAACACAATCTGTTGTGCCAGCATATAACCCACTATAATAAACAGGTACCTCAACTCCCCAGAACTCATCAACATTTACCAGGCCCTTCATAATAACTTCAGCGGCCATAAACCAACTTGGGTGGGCAAAGGGGTTAGCGGGCAAAGGTTTCATGTCATCGCTAAGTGCGTAAGATTCTAAGTAGGCATGCATACGTGTTCCACGATTAGCGGCTTCTGTAGTAATCTGCTGTGCTCTAACCTCGCCAACATTCTTACGCCAGTTAGCCAATGCGGCTTTAGATTCTTCTGATTTGGTTCTGTCTAGGATAGTAGTGACGCTAGGTACTTTGTCTCCGCCGGGTAAAGCATAATGGCGTTTACCTTCGATTGTGGTGCGACTAATTGCTGCGTAGTTAAATTTTTGGGTAATCATAGTAGTAATTATAGCATCTCTAATGACAATAATCAATAAATATTTTGATGAAAACTCTAATAAGTGGCTGTAGCTTTACTCAATGGCCCGAATACCCAGGAGGTCCAAATATATGCTGGCCTGTTTACTTACAAAAACTTTTACCAAATAATCAATTAACTAGCATTGCAGAAGCAGCCGCAGGTAATCAATATATTTGCGATAGTGTAATAAGAGAAACATTATTAAATCAATATGACCAAGTACTTGTCATGTGGTCTGGTGTAACCCGGTTAGATTATTTAACTAGCATAGAAGATCCTGCATGGAATAACTTGTTCGATAGTTATGGGTTTTATCGTAGAATCCCCGGAGATAAACTAGGTTGGATCTTTAGTGGCGGCCAACTTGGTACTTGGTTCAAGCATCCTGTAGCACATAAGATGTTTTACGAAATGTATAAGGTTAGTAGTGATCTAAGTCTGGCAACTATTAATCTAATGGAAATTATAAAACTACAAAACTATCTCAAGGCAAAAGGTATACCATTTAAGTTTATGAGTTATATAAACTACTGGACTGAAGGTAAACATATAAGTCCCAACGGCGACTTTGGTTTGTCGGATATTCCCGAAGTGCAGTATCTTATCAATGAAATAGATTTTGACCAATGGATTTTTGCAGATAATAAGCGTAAATGTATCTACGATGTTGCTAAAGAACTAAACAGTTTTGAAGCAGATGGATTTCATCCCGGCCCTGCAGCACATCAAGCCTGGGCTGAATTAATTACTCGATCAATATGACTGGCAGCAAATGCAGTCCAGTCGGTTGTCATAATATGATTGTAGTTGTAATCTAATACCGGTTGTATAGTGTTGTACACTTCAAGTTGATCCATTGAACATAATTTCTTTACTTGTTCAAATGCTTGTGTGTATCGTTCTACAGCATCCTCGATTAAGTCGTAACTTTCATCAATTACACAATCAAAAGTTTTAAAGCCTTGTGCTTTTAAATTATATAAGAACTTGTATCCAGTAAATGCAATAAACAATCTGCGGGCAATCATTGGTTTGGCTGTTTTTTCACTGTAGAAACTTAATGTATTATCGTGGTCAGTTTCTGCAACAATACTGTACGCTGTATCATTAAAAACACTCACAGGAATCACACGACTCAATCCAGTATGCACCCCATAATACTTTACTGGGCCGGCTGTACCGGGTTGTTGTTCACCTATAACTTCAACACCGGGTTCCCAGATAAAATAATCTTTTGCGTAAAACTCTTCATCGTTCCATTTACCACCGTAGGTTAGTATAAACTTATCTTGCAGGCTGTTTGTTTGTACTGCATCATACACAAAATCCCTATGTGGCTTGGGACTGCCTAATAGGGCATCAAACATTTTAGGTTTACTAACACCATACGTAATTTCTGCCAATTGCAATGGTAATTGCTTGTACAGTGACGTAGTTGTTTTGAACCAATCGCCCCAGAATATAAGACGATCATTCATTTCTGTGTTTACTTGCCCGGGTACAATCCAGTAGACGTTATCGTAGTGGCATTTATCCCATATCGTCCAGTGGAAATTATGTAACTCACTTTCAAAAGAAAAAACAAGATTACTAATATTACTAAGTTTGTTTATTTTATCTTCAAAGCCCTGGTATGCAGCGCAATTGATATCGTGGTCGCAATGCAGGCGGTGCATAGTAAATGCAATCTTTGTGTCAGCAGTGGTATCTCTGTATTCTTCAAAACTGTGCGATACAGTATAATCACCTAAATTTAATTTAGGCAACCATTCAAGGTCAATGATTGTACTATCGCTGTATACCAACATTATATTCTAAAACTTTCTCCGCAGCCACATCTATCCTTTTCGTTGGAATTGATAAATTCAAATCCTTCATTGAGTCCCTGTTGAACATAATCTATAGTAATGCCATCAACTATGGGTAGGCTTTTCTTATCCACAATAACGGTAGTATTATTATTCAACATAGATACATCGTCTGGCAGTACTGCATCTACATATTCTAACACATAAGCGAGCCCAGAGCAACCGGTTGTTTTAACTCCCACTCGAATACCTACGCCCGAGCCACGTTTGGTAATATTAGCCGAAATTCTTTTAGCTGCAGATTCAGTTATTATTATCAATGGCTTCGATTTTCGTTATCATACGATTCTAATACTGCTTTAAGCTCCGAGCATTGGTCGGAATGTTTACACGGTTCTGCTGGTCGTTTCCAAATATTATGAAAATCTCCAAGGCAGAAACCTTCGTATGGTGTATGTTCCAATGGGCACCACGATTGAACTGCAATATCAACATTGATTTGTGTCATAATTTATCCCCTAGTGTTTACTTCTGTAATCCGCTACAGCCGCTTTGATTGCATCTTCGGCCAAGATGCTACAGTGGATTTTAACAGGCGGGAGCGCCAACTCTTGTGCAATCTCAGAATTTTTAATTTCCATTGCGGAGTCGAGCGTTTTGCCTTTAACCCATTCCGTGACCAGACTCGAGCTGGCAATGGCAGATCCACATCCGTAAGTTTTAAATTTTGCATCTACAATAATCCCATCTACTACCTTTATTTGTAACCGCATAACATCTCCGGTCATCCGCAAGCTGGGGCACCAACTACACCGGTCCCAACTTGCGCTGTCTCCTCTAATTTCCCAACATTTCTGGGATTTTCATAATGGTCAATGACCTTTGCACTATAGGACATATTTGTCTCCTAATATAGATTTTACTACATCAGTGGGTTGATAGCTATCCCACTTCTTACGATTTTCTTCACCTTTAATAAATTGTATATTATTTCTTTGTCTGAATATGCCATAGTTACCTTTTACACATTGAATCTGTTGGACTACAAGTTTTGTTGTTATCTGTGGTAGGGTTATTAGAATTTGTTGGGTTGGTTGTTGTGGGCACGGGTGCAGCAGGCTTGGGTGCTACCGCCGTCGGTGGTGCAGATTTAGGAGCCAGTATTGGGGTCGGTAACGGCTTAGGTGCCTGTGGTGGCGCACTAAGTGGTCGAGGTTGCGGCGCAGTTGCAGGAGGTTTTTTAACGCTGTCTATCAACTGTTGTAAACCGGCTGCCATTCCGGTGCCAGCAATCAGCATCATAAGCATAAAAGAAATGCGTCTCATTGGTTAGGAACCAATACAGTTTTGTAACAATTACAATTGGCATCTAATATTGCTTCCCAGTGGTAGCCAGCTGGCTGTGGATATGCCGGTGGTGCTGGCATAGGTTGTTGAATATATACCGGAGTCTGTTGAATAATAACCGGAGGACGAGTTGCTTCATATACAATAGCACCACCAATTAGTGCAGGAACTGCCCAGCCGTATCCGGGGTGGTAGTAGTAGGCTCCGCCGCCGTGGCGCCGCCGGTCGGCATGCGCTAAGGAACAGATACTTAATAATAAAACAAGTATAATTTTTTTCATTACGATTCTCCTTATACCATTATAAGGTATTTATTTTAAAAAGTCAATTGGTTTTTGGTTAAGCGCCGGCAGCTCGTTTAGCCATTGAGCTAACTACTTTAGCTGGGTCGCCTGGAGCCGCATCTTGTGCGCCTAGTGGATCAGAATCATCAACGGTATTTTCTGGTAAGGCCAAATAGATATACTTGGCTCCAGTTTTTTCATCGTCTTTGATATCTTTAATTAGACTTTTTACAGTTTCGTTGTGCTCATTTGCAGCTTCAAGAGCAGCAAAATTGAACGCTTCATTGCCTGGGATGGCACGAACACGTTCAATAACTGTATCAACAGCAACACGTGGTGTTACTGCATTGCTTTGTTGCGCTTCGTGACGTAACCATTCTAGAGTAGTAAGTAAAGCAGAATCTCCACGAGTCTCTGCTTCATCTTCAATTGCGCTACCTGGAACTGTGGTATCTTCTAGAATGATTTCGTTTATACGCATATTAACGACGCTCGCGGCCTAATTCTTCTTCGCCACCGGCAGCAGCATCAGTAGCGCCAAATTCGTCGCCATCGAAGTCTGATTCAGGAGGAGCGCCTAAGTCGCCTTCTGGAGCACCACCTAAGTCTGCACCGAGTTCTTCACCACCAAAGCCGCCTTCGTCACCGCCTAAATTCATATCACCGGCTGGAGCTTCTTCGCCTGCCAATTGACGTACTGCTGTATCGCTTGATTCACGACCAGACTGTAGTGCTTGATATAAACTAGTCAATACCGGAGCAATAGCACTTTTAAATGCTTCTGCTTCTGTTGCACCAATTTGATCACGGATTGTGTCAACAAGTGCAGGGATTTGTTCGTTTTGTACTTTAGATACTTTTTCTAACATGTCTTGTAGACTGTCAACAATATCTTTAGCGGCTAGAACTGCTTCGCTCTTGCCCATTGCGCTTTCAAATAAACCTTGTTCGCTTGACATCCAACGATCTAGGCCTTCTTTTACTAACATTAATTCCATGTACTTACTATTCTTTTCAGCTGTATGCGAGCCAAAAGATTTCTTAATAGCAGTAATGTTTTCAGCAAGTGCTTGGCTTAAACGTTCGGCTTTAGCATAAGTTAAGTTATCATAGTCGACTGTGAAGCCAAAGCGACTTTCCATAACTTTATTAATTTTTTGCGGTGTTACCGCGGTGTGCATTTCAGAGAGTCTCATTTGTTTATATTCCTAAACTTTATGTAGTATTTATGTCTAATCCCAGACTTTGGCTAACTTTGCATATAGGTGTATTTGCGATACTTTGTTCCTAGCAATCGTTAACTTAGTCTCGGCCATTTCCAACCTGGCCACTCGCGAATCTACAAGCAAATAGTCCTTATTTTTACGTGCCGCTTCAATTATGTGTCGTAAAGATAACATATCTGTATAGTTTTTATTTATTTCTCTATCAAGGATGATGATTTCATCTGCTGAATGATATCGACGCTTAATAGTATATACAGTATACAACATAGCACTAATTTTGTTCTCAAATATGTGAACTAATTCGTGGTTATGATTGTATACTTCGCAGGTTTTATTAGGATGTGTAATTAATCTATATTGCCCAATTTTATAGCCGTTGTTGACTGGAATACATAGTGGGCTTGTTTGAGCCTGTTGGATTTTACCTAACTCACGTGTGGTCCACTGTTTAATGTAGTCTGTTGCGGCGTTAGATACTGCTCGGATTTCGTGCTTCGCTGGGTTAGCGTATTTTTTTCGTGTATGTGATTTGACCATTGTCATTTCGACGTAACAGGATGTCCTGCGTCGTTAATTGATTTGCAATTACTTGCTCTCGTTCATCGAGTTTATTCTTTGTAATACTAGGTTCATGTTGAAAACGTCCTAGTAGATCGGCTTGTTCGTTTGTTATTGCAACTTGTATGTTGCTGAGTAATTCTACTATTTTCATTTTAAAAGGTGTAATACTACACCAATAAGTCCTGTCATTAATGCTACAAGTACCGCAGTACCAATGGTAATTAATGTTTTATTGCTTTCACCGCCTACTTTACCTAGGCTGTCTTTGATGTCAATAATATGACCTTCTAAGCTGTCCATCCGTTTATCTAAATTTTCCAGTTTAAATTCCAAGTTAGAGTATCGTTCGGCACAGAGTTCTACGTGCGCTTCCAGGCTCTTTTTTTCAATATCGGTTGTTGTGGACATTATCCTATTCGCTTTCATTTAGCGATGCATTTGTTAATTGAGCCTGTTTGTGCCTTAATAATGAGCCATAATGGTGCCTAAGCATCTATACTATTTAGCTAGGAATGATTTGTTTAAAGTATATGTTTTTGATTGTGCCATATGGATAAAAGATAGGTAGCATAAAACGTGCTGTTTCATTTAATCCTGTAATAATAGGCACTTGCTCAAAGTCTTGCATCAGCCCGCCCAGGGGTTTATCGGACATATCATATATACCCGACACTTCAACAGCCCATTGCCACATCCAAATTTTTTGTTGTCCAGTGTAAAAGTCGCCAAACTCTAAATTACTCAATTCAAGTTCGGCAGTTATAGGTTCATGTATGTGCTGTGGCTGTGTTCGTAACCCGATACATTGTAATACTGTTTCCCAATTACGTTGTTGGTTACGGTCTGTACTGTTGTTGTCCCCGCGAGTCATACCAGTGGCTGTAATATCTATTAGACTGTACCCCTGGAAGAAATATAAGTTGCTGGACATAAACATATTTAGTGGCCATAAAAAAACGCACTATAAAGTGCGTTCTTTTGTTAGTTTAAAAAAGCTATTAAGCTAATTTGAAACCTGTTGTACTTGTAACAGTAACAGCGTTAGCCCATACGTTACCTGTACCTAATGTTGCACTAGCGTTAGCCAATGTAGCAATAGCTGTAGTATGAGTTGTATCTGAACCGCCTGTAGATTCAACTAAAACGCTTAAACGATCTGTATCAACTTGATACATAACGATTGTTGAATCAATCGCTAGTTCGCGTAAAATTGCTTCTACTGGACCACCAGTAGCTAAGTCTGTTGAAGCAAAAACTTGACTCTTGCCTAAAACAATTTTAATTGCTGTTGGGTTTTTTGTTAAACCTGTAGCGATTAATGAACCTAGTGTACCTGTGTAACTTGCGTCAACGTTGTTAACGCCATTTGCATCACCTGCATAACGTGTTTGGATTGCCATTTTTAAATCTCCTTAATATATGTGCATCTCTGCATACATTTATTTATACTTTTATAAAAAAAATGTTATTTTAGCTACTCTATTTGTTAAAGTGTGCTGCGCCAAATACACCGCGATTGACCAGCTTGATCATTCCTGCTGTGGGGCTATTGAATACAAAGCCCTCTCCTGCTTTATGACCGCCAGTCCACTGTTCAAAACCCTGTACTTGAGGCTCTAATTGAGCCGCTAAATTAGTTTTTAGTGCATAAATGGCGTTCCAAATAGCCTTTAATGCTTCAAACCCTTGTGCGTTGGTATATAGATAGCCATCTTCGTTTTCGCCAACTAATTTCTTAAATTGCTGTGCAGATATATTATGTTGTAGCCAAGGAACAATTTCTTCATTGGTTTGTGCTGTGATCTTGTGGTTAAAATACTTTTGTATCGCGGCCTTAGCAACACTTTGCAAGCCAGCTAAAAACTCATCGGACAATTTGCCATACTGTGTAACTGCCTTGGTAGCAGCTCCAACTAACTGCACAGGTGTGTTTAATTTAAATTTTATACCAGCAGTAGGACTTAGTATTGCTACGTTGCCTTTGTTGGCTAGGCCAGTTTTGCCATCCCATGGAGTACCATTCATTTGGTGTACTGCCAAGATGCCAACTTTACCTGCAATCAATTGACCAATTGCAGATTTAACCGGAACATGATATTCCACTGTAGTTGGGCTGAATATAAACATACCGTTCTGTGGCTGTAGTTCGCCGACTGACATTAAATCGCCTTTAAATATCGCTCGTTCTGTTACTGCGGCTTTTAACCCATTCCACACCAATGCAATCTTAGGATATAGATCGGGACGTGCTGTACGTGATGACTTCATTGTAGTGTCGTATACTTCCCAGTCCTTTGCACTCTTGGCAAAGAAACCTTCAGGCATATATTTGTCATTGATAAAGAATTCGCCAGCAGGTGTATAACCAAATATTAATGCAATGCCGCCATCCCACTTAATACTAACGGAGCCGGGATTGGCAATAACTTCTTGTAGGCCTCGAACATACTTGGCCGCGCTGGCACTACCATCAAATATACTATCTTCTGGGTGCGGAATGCGTGTTGGTGCAGCAGCTTCAAACAGGTTATCTATAAATTCTAATTTCATTTAAAATAACCCTTAACCATATCTAAACCTTGTTGTATTTTTTCTCTATCGCTATTAGCACGTGCAATAGCATCTGGTGTTGTAGCTTTATCACGTTTTTTACCGGCAATATCTATTTGTGCTTTTTCGTCGTAGCGTTGCAGGAACTTGGTTAAGAAGTCTTGCCCTGACAGGAAACCTGCCAAGTCGCCTTGACCGAACATATCATTCATGTCACAACTTTCAGCAAAGCCTTTAATACCCTGTACCAATTTACTAATCTTAACATCATTGACGTCATTGCCGGGATTTTGCTTTAATAGTGGACTAACCTTGGGATTCTTAATACCCAGGTTCTTGGCCAGATACATGAATGTATCATAGATAAATGTTGTTGGGCTAGTTGTAACTGTGACTACCTCTGTGTCTTTTTGTTTACTAAAAGGAACGTGTTGGCCATCTTGTACTTTTAATTGTACGCCAGCATGTTGAATACTTAGATCAAGTAGTTCTCCTAGTACGCTAAACATATTGCCATGCAATAAGCCTTTAACTCCGCGTTCGGGAGTAACACGACTCGCACCCCATTGTTCTAACCGCTCTGGGTGCCACATAAAATCTACTTGTACAAATTGGTTGTTACCCAGGGCAAAGATAGGATGTCCTGCTTTACTTTCGCTTGTATCTACATAAGGAGCATGGCCTTGTTTAACAAAGTCATCAGCCAGCTTGTTCCAGTATGCTGTAAATTGTCCGTAACTTTGACCCGCTGTTTCTGGACCAATCATTTGTAAATCAATATCACCATATACTTTGTCAGGATTTTCCTGAGTATCAGCTTCGTGATGTGCGCTGGATCCTGTGGGACGTCCGCGACGTACTGGACCCAATCCGTGTGGCTTTAAATACGCATTAAAGTCTGCAACAAAACGGTCTACTACTTGCAGGGCTACTGCAACAATCCGAGGGTGTAGAACTGTACCTTGTGTTAAGGTTGTGTCCCAGCCACCTTCCCATAGTCGACCTTCTTCGCCGCGATTCTTGTCCCAGAAGTATTTGCCAGCATCGGTTTGTTCCGAACTGCGTTCAATTTTAAAACCTAGGCTTTTTACATAATCATACATGATTGCAGCTATGCCTTGCCCGCGATACTTGTCGTCTACTGCCAAATCATAAGGCACCATAACGTTGCCATCTCGATCAAACTCTGCGTATCCTAGTCTCCGTCCGTTTGATGATGCATAAACACTTGCATTTTTGCTATTAGTGTTGATACTTACTTGAATACCATCAACCTCTGCTGTTTTATTAATCAACGCAGGTAGACTTGAATCTGAGTTCCACTCAAGAATAATATCTCTTATTTTCATATCTGATGGCCTAGCTTTCTAAACCATGCAGCTGTTCCCGGTGCTACGTCTTCGGGAAGGGTTAGTAACCCCTTGGCTTGGTCTTGTTTGGCTTGCGCTAACTTGCCTTCGCGGTCGGGGTCACTGGCTAATGCTTTTAATACAGAAGCTACTGAGTTTAAATCTGCGGCGTGTGCGCCCGGGTTCAAAAGTACTTTTGCGGCTGCTTCACGGGTGTCTGCGACTACGGAGTTGTCGTCCCGGCGCATTACTGTACCACCAAATGCATCTACTTTAAGACCTAAAAATTTACCAATACTGTTTAATAGAATGAACAATTGATTGCCTTTGAATGCTGGATCATCGTACATGCCACGTGGGCCATGCTGATGCCAGTCGGCAACTCTTTTAGCATCGGGTATGATCATTAAATCTACTTGTGCATATAATGTCTTACCATCTGCTAGTTTGTAAGGAACATCAACGTGTACGTTGCGACCTTTTACTGCTACTGCATAACCTTTAGCTTGGAAGTATTGTGCTAATGCTTGTTTAGCCTGCTTCTCATCTGCTACACCAAAGTTCTTTACTGTGACAGCTTGATCTAAAAACAAATCAATATCTCCACTTGCTACTTTATAACCAGCACTACCAATATCTGCCATGACATGACGCTGTAGTCCACTTGGTAGATCTCGTTTAATTGTGTCTACTACTGCGGCAACATTTTCTTTTGCCACATCGCTTGTATTATCGAATACATTTCCACCTTCGTATAGGTACATTATTTCTGCATACCTAAACTAATATCATGCTGTTGACTTAAGAACTGTTGTAATGATTCAGGCTGAACCTTGCCACTTGCTAAATGAATCCATTGTCCTCGATCGTCAAGCCCATATTCTTTACCCTTACCTGTTGTAATGATAATGGGTTCTTGATTCTTAATTTGTACGCCAGCAGCTTGTGCTTGTTGTACAATATCTTGTGGCTGATCGGGTACAGGTGGTGTTGCCGTTGTTGCCGGTGTTGCCGTTTGTTCATCCCCGGGTTGTTGACCAAGTTGGTTGGCCATTTGCCCAAATACTTTCGACCCTTGAGCTGGTGCCGGCGCTTTAGCTGTAGCCTTTTTAACAGCAGGACCGTTTTCGATACCAGCTGATACACGGGCAACAATGTTAGTTAAAAATTGACTTACCCCTTTAGGAGACATATCAGTTGGTTTTGGAATAGCAAATAACTGTGTACCATCGTGTCTTGTTGCTAGTTGTCTAGCATATTTTTGTAGGTTAGCCGGAGTGTTTGATGCTGGATTTGCCTGTACGCCTTGTGTCCATTTATTGACCCAAATTTTGGCATCTTCTTGATTTCGCTGTGTGGCTTGTTGCCCGGAAACCTTGGCCTGTCTTTCAGCTGTGCCAGGAACAAAACCTTTTACTTTGTTCCATAGACTTGCTCTTGCCGGAGTATCCTCAGGTGCTGGCGCCGCCTGTGCTGGTGCTGCCTGTGCTGG